ATATGTTGCGAAAGATTCCCATAGTTTGAACATGTCTTTTAGTAATTGTATTCTAATTTTAGGTGATAGTTGTAAATCAACATGAGCCATACGTATGACGACCATTTTGTCGTCACTCCAGGGACTAGTTTCAGTACTTGTTGCCCACGTATATGCTAGTAGTTTACTATTATCATCTTTTGCAACACTTAATAAAGTAGAAAGAGGACCATAGAATTGATTGACAACAGCTAATGTAATGTTTCTGCTGTAAGTTACGGGTTGAGGATCAAATATAGTGTCAATTTCACTCTGAAAATTGCTTTCAGCCATTGCGACTATTGCTACTACATCAACTCCAGTAGCAGGAGACCAAGTATAGTTCATTGCATTTCCTTTCAATCTACTATTTAATATAAAGATAAATACTGATATGGAAAAAGATACACAAATTGAACAGCCAAAGAAAAAGGGCAAGGGCGGCTATCGTCCCGGTGCAGGTAGACCAAAAGGGTCTACCGAACAAGTAACTATTGGTGGTTTATTAGATACATTAAAAACTCAAACTAAAGGTAGAAAATACGAAGATTTATTAGTTGAGGATTTTTTAAAAGCTAGAACGAACGGAGATTCGCAGTTAACCGTAAAATATCACAATTTGATATTGAACAAAGTAATGAATACAATTGCTAAGATTGAAGTCACTGATAGTCAGGATCAAATTGAAGCTAAAAAGATAGCTTTTGCAGAAGCATTAGCCAAACTTACTGGTATACAGAAAGAATAAATAGATATATGAAAAACGGATTATATGCAAATATACATAAAAAACGAGAACGTATAAAAAGTGGGTCTAATGAAACAATGCGTAAGCCTGGTACTAAGGGAGCGCCCACAGCTAAAGCATTTAAAGAGTCAGCAAAAACTGCAAAAAAATCTTCTAAAGGAAAAACAAAATGAAACCAAATTCAATAACACAAAGCGATACAAATTTAGGCTTTGACGGCGCGGCAAGTATGTCGCCTACTCGTTCACGTAAATATCAAACTAACCAACACACAGGTTATATGAATGACGGACGATTAGTCAATAAAGGACGTGGTCCAACAGTTGGTAACAAAAGCGATGACAATAGCACATACCCAGATGCTAGAGTAATGCCTGCATTACCAAAACAAGGTTCAGTTCGTGACAACATTAATCGTGGTCCACAAGTTCGTACTAGTGGTGGTGGTCGCTTTCCTGAGACACGTAGTTGGGATCCAGTATGTGGACAAAATTATAAGGGCAACGCAGACAAAATTAATGTCGGTCGTGGTCCAACGAAAGGTAATCAAGTATGAGAACTAATACATCTAACTCACAATCAAAATCCATCAATCAAAAGCGTGGCCCAACTACTGGCAACAGTGGTACGCCAAGCAAGCGTGATGAGTTTATTAAAGTAAAATCAACTGGTGAAAAATCAGCATTAGCAGATATGGTAACTAATGCAGTTGCTAATCGCGGTCGTGGAATGAAACCATTCATAGATCCTACTGTTGAAAGTTTACACGCCAACACAGGACCTAATGTTAACCCAACAAGTAATGGTTCTAAACTTCCAGGTAAATATAAGTCACCTAAGAAGTGATAAATACTATCGTGTAAGCATACTGTTAAAGCAAGTAAGAGTGGCATGGGGTCACTCTTACTTTTTTAGAAAAGAAAAGAAAAGATATGAACAAAAAAACAACACCTTCAAAAACACCCGAATCAGATAGCATTTGGGATTCAACTACACTTGATCTTTCAAGCAATGATAATATTGACCTTGATAGAAAAACTGATTCATTCAACCCAGCAAAAACAAAAATAATTCAAATATCTGAACAAGAGTATGATATTGATGGATTAATGACTGATTTTCCAACTGCAAAAGAACTAGAACGATTTGTCTACGATGAAACTGGAGTCGTATTAAACCTTAAAGGTCGTGCCAATAAATTAAAATATCAGATTGCAATGGATGTATTGAATGGTGCTGCTGTTGAAGATAAATTTCTTGGAAGTGAAAATCCATACATTGATAAAATGGATTTAGTCCCAGTAGATCCTTTAAAAGCTATACCAAAAAGAGATCTAGACTTGCCTCCAGAATCAGAAATACAAAATAGTTTTTATACACCTTTTGTACCTCATCCAGATAGTGATTTACGAGCAAGAGGTAAAAAAGCTATGTGTATGTTTAGAAAATACAAGACTGGTGAAATCAGTTATGAGATACTAGGTCCACTAAGCAAACAACCTCATGGAAATAAGATTGATAAGTTTGGTCGTAATCGTCCCGAAGTAATTAAATGGATTGATCCAAGAACAGGTGAACAAACTGTTATGCGTAGTGATGGAACATTAACACCTATTGGTCGTAGATTGCGTTCAATGATGCAGTCACTTAAAGTTAATAAGTCTAATCAGTGGGATGTATGGGTTGATCGTGAATTTGGTTCATTGAATCGTGACGCTATTGGCAATCCTTGGAACTTAGACAAATGATAAAACGAACTGATGGTTCTGATATTAATTTAATATCTCCTAGAGATAATGAAATTCATATTGCTCAAAGAAACAAAGAAGTTAATCTAGTTAAAGATACTATCATTTTGCAAAAGATTAATAAAGCACATAGAGTTGCATTTAAAGATCGTTTCCCAGGACAGATAGAACATTGTATGCGATTAACAACTGAACGACTACAGGGTTTACTTACAAAGAAACCAATAGATCCGTTAGATGTTAAGACATGGGCAGGTACTCCAGAAGAAATTAATGCATTAACTCATGCATTATATCATCTAACTATTATGAATCAACACTATCCTTACGAGGACGAATAATGAATATTGCATGTAATGAAGATTCTGGATTTGATATAGTTTGTGCTAAATTAATAGATGACCAAACTCATATAAATTTTCGTTTTAACAAAGATGATATTGAAGATATTAATATCAATTATGTTTTTACAGTTGATGAGTTAATAACATTCCGAGATGTACTTACTGAATTAATAGGTACATAATGTTAGGTACAGAAACGCTAATGGCAAGAGCGTTACGTTATGTAGTTGATGAAAATAAATTAACTATTGACGCATTAAAAACTATTCCAGGTCAATTGAAGTCTAGACTTCAGGATTTGGCAATAGATGTCTGTGAAGATATGAAGTATCATCAGCTTAAATACTTTAGACCTTTTGAACATCAATTAAAGTTTTTTAAAACTGGTGAACATGAGCGCAGAGGTATTCTTGCTGCCAATCGTATTGGTAAAACAGTAAGTACTTGTTATGAAACAGCAATGCATTTAACTGGCTTATATCCAGAGTGGTGGGAAGGATATCGTTTTGAAAAACCTATTACTTGTATGGTAGCAGGTGAGGGCTGGAGTCAAGTAGCATTAGTATTACAAAACGAATTACTAGGGACTCAAGATGTTAAAATTCAAGAAAATTTGGGAAGCGGAGCGATACCACGTGATTGTATTGTTACTAACACTATGCGTAACGATGGAGCTAATTGTATTGGAGTGGAAGTACGACATGCCTCCGGAACAAATAGCTATCTCCTTTTTGCTAACTACACCCAAGAAGTAAGACAGTTACAAGGTTTTAAATTAAACTTAGCTGTATTTGACGAACAACCACCAGATGACTTTTTCTCTGAAATTGTAACTCGTACAGCTACTACACAAGGTAAAGTATTATGTTCATTTACTCCATTAAAAGGATTGAATGGATTAGTAAGTAAATTCTGGAACAAAGAAGAAGGGTACAACTTTATTCGTGTAGCGTGGGATGATGTTCCAGAATATGATCCTTGGGGTCAAGCATTTTTGTTGCAATCAACTCGTAGACAATTAGAACGAGATTATCTTCCACATGAAAGAGAAGCACGTATTGCTGGTAAACCTGTAATGGGTAAAGGTGCTGTGTTTCAATTATCTAATTGGCCTACTTATCAAACAGGACAAATTGATTTTACTAGACTACCAAACATACAACGTGTTATATCACTTGACTTAGGATTAGTAAATGATAAAACAGTTATTAGTTTAATATATTGGGAACCAAATGAAAGAACGGCATATCTACACAGACAAATTGTTGTGCAGGGCATTGAAGAAGCAGTACCAAGTCAATATATTAATCATCTTCTTAGACCAGAAGTAATGGGTACACCAATCGTACTACCGGCTGACGCAAATACGGCGGGCCGTTACACAATGTCGGCGACCAGTATCAGGGAATTGTTTGAATCTTATGGATTAAATGTTTATGAGAAAGCTATTATGAATCCACCAGATAGTGAAGGTCGAGTAACTAATCACAAAGCATATGGTATCAATCAAATGAGACAAATGCTTGAAGTTGGTTCATTGATGGTTAATGAAAACTGTACTAACTTCTTAAATGAAGCACAGAACTACTTTGTAGACGAAAAAGGCAGATTTAGTGATCCAGATGACTGTATTGATAGTTGTAGATATGGAATCTTAGCTTGTTTACAAGGCATAGCAGAACCCTGGGATAATCGTAATTCTCAGCAAAGAATGATGGCTCAACGAGATAGATATGTACGTAAAGACGATACAAATAAGCCAGCTTGGAAGAAGTCGTATAATCCAGCTAATTAAAAAAGAATAAATAATAGATATACTTTAAGGTAACCCACAATATGTTGGACATCAAACACATCCCAGTAGATGACATAAATCAAACTAGAACTATGAACGCCAGATTCGTCAGAATGAAGAATCAGATGGACGTAAAAATGGCTAGTTATCTACGCTATTTAGGAACTAAAAATGCAGTTAACAGAGCAAGTGATTACCACTATTTGTGTCTTGCTGTTACTGACTCTACTGCTCCGGTAAATGGTATAGATTACATTCACCCAAGTGTTAAACCAGTAGTAGATTACGCTACAGCAGTTATTGCTAAAGGCTTAATGCCAAATGGTGAGATTAACTTTGAGTTTGTTGCTGACGGAGAAGATGACGAAAATGCAGCCAGACAAGCATCCAATATGGTTAATAAAGTAGTGAATCAAATGAATGATCCACACTTTATTTTAGAACGCTGGATCATGGACGCAAACATGCACAAAAACGGCATGATGATGATTAAGCCAGTTCGTGAAAAGATTGATCGTTATGTAGAAACACAAGGTACAGCAGATCAATTAAAAGCATTTGAACAACAAGCTGCCGAAGCTGGACTAACAGCACTACGCCAAAGTAAACGCAGAATGAATGTTGACTTAATGAAAGTTGGTCAAGAAGTAAAACAAATGTTAAATCAAACACACATATCAATGGCTGATAGTGTGATTGAAGATTATATTAAAAGTTTAGGCAATACAGATTCACAAGAAGAACAAGCACAACAAATGTCTGCTAACATGGCTGGTATGGGTGCTGATTTACATTCAAGTGAACAAGATATTCTTAATACAGCTATTAATCGCAACACAACTTATATTGCAAAATACAAACTAACTGGTTATAATATCAATGTTAAGTTTCATCCAATAGCACAACATTATTGGATATGTGATCCAACAGTACCTGAGATGAAAGATCAACCTTTCTGTGGTTACTATGATCCAATGTCTATACAAGAAGCATTAGAATTATATCCAGATATTAATTTAGAAGAATTTAGAGTTCATGCTGAATACAATATGAATGGTGCTTATCAAGCAGGTTCAGTACTAAACAACTTAGCAATTCACGCAAGAGACTCGGTACCAGTCATGGGTATACCTGTTAGTTCAGCAGCAAGTGCTGATCCAGATAGTCGTCAAGTATCTATCGTAACGGTATGGAACAGATATGACATTGATGGTGACGGTGAGTTAGAACTTATAGAATTAATCTATTCTGGTTCATATATTATATCAGCAAAAGAAGTAGAGTTTATTCCTGTTGCTAATATGTGTCCAAAACCATTACCTGGTAACTTCTATGGCATGAGTATTGCTGAATCAGTTATACCAATGCAAGAATACAACACTTCTGCCGCAAGAGCAGAAATACAATTAGGTCTGTTAACAGCAACACCACGTATTGGTGTTAAGCCAGATAGATTAGACTTTGAGATGTTACAAGATGGTGAAGCAGCCATCTTTATATTAGATAGTAAGTTTGATCCAGCAAAAGACATATATCAACTCCCTCCCCCAAGTGGAAACTTACAGTTCTTGGAAGTTGCTATGAATCGCATACAACAAGATACTATGGCTATGGTTGGAATGACAACACCAAGTGATGTGTTCAATCCAGAAGTTATGGCTGCAGGTAATTCGGGTATTAAATTACAACTAGCATTAACTCCTAACCAAATCATACAAGACAATACAGTTCGTAACGCGGCTGAAGGTCTAAGAGAAGCATTATGGTTAGTGTGGCGTACATTGATTCAATATGGTGATGATTATGGAGTTAAGAAATTAGCACAACCATATCACCCAGATAAGAAAGCTGAATTCTTAGACTATAAGTCATGGGATGATATGAACTTTTGTGATAGAAAGCAAATACACTTAGAATTAAGTATTGGTATGATGAGTGAAGAAAACGCATTAGGGCGACTACAAATTATTCAAAAATGTCAAACTGATTTGTATACAGCTACACAGGGTATGGTTGCTCAAGGTACATTAACTCCAGAAGTATATAAGAAAGTCAAAAAACCATTTGCTGATACATTATATGTTCTTGGAGTAAAAGATTGCGATAGTTATCTTCCGTCAGACGAAGAAGTATTAGCAATGATTAAACAGGGACAAGAAGCATCAAAGGCTAAAGAACCTAGTCCAGCAGAAAAGAAAGATTTAAGTACAGCTATGTTAAATCAAGTTAAAGCTAATCAAATTGAAATGGAATTAACTGGACAAGATGCTGAAACTCAGTTAGATTACATGGCAGTAGCTGCCGGTAACCCTAAAGTTTACTCATAATTTAAAAGTATAAATAGACTACAAGATAGGAAAAGATATGATAGATGAAAACTCAATTGAGTTTTATAATAACCGTTTAACGGTAGACTTGAGTAGTATGAAAAAACTAACTCCTGCGCAAGCAGACAAAGTTAGACATTATGGTAGTCAAGCAGAAACATTATTGAAGAACAAAGATTTAGCGATGTTTGTTCATCATTGGAAATTTGAACTGACAGATATTCTCTCTAGTATTAGAGGACATACGTCAGATGATAATGCACAGCGAATAGCTCATAGCAATGAACTCGCTGGCATGGACAGTTTCATCAACAGCCTTAAAAAAGCTGTATACTTGAAAAATAAACTTGGTAATGTTAATATTGACACCCAAGAATAATAATTAAGGAAAAAATAGAAATGACAAACGAAATCAGCCCTAACGCTCCTCAGAGCGCGGCCACTGAACAAAGCGCAGTACCCAGTTTAGACTCAATAGCTCAAAAAATGACCGCAATGCGAAATGAAACATTGCGTAACCAAATCAGACCTACTGAACAGTCTGCAACAGGTCAAGAAGGATCGGCAGAATCTTCAAGCCCTGTGGCACCCAGCGAAAACGCTGAAGCCGAAGTTGGTGATACCGACAACCTATATAGTGACGAAAGCAATCAAGAAACGGAAGCCCCTGCAGAGGTAAGCCAAGAAAGTAATGATTCTTTAGCAGATGAACTAATTGATTTTATTGAATTCGCAGAAACTAATCCGAACGCTAAGTTCAAGTTTATGAAGAATGGTAAAGAAGTAGTTATTGATGCTAAAAAAGCCGCAGCAATATTAGGACAGGGATCAGCAATACATGAAGATGCCAGACAGTTGAAGATTGAAAAAGCGGAATTTGATGAATACCTCAAAGAGTCCCGCGCTCAACAAGAAGGTTTGACTCTAGCAATGGCATTCACTGTCGAACCACAGATTAGAAGTGCTTATGATGAAATTGTTAAAACACAAGGTTATCAAAGTACATTTCAAAATCAGTTGGCTCAGACAAGAGATCCCGCTACTGTAGCAAGGATCCAAGCAAGTATGGCTCAGAATGAACAATACATTCGTCAACAACAAGGTGTGATAGGACAACTAAAACCCGCTATTGATGAATTTAGACAAATTCGTGGTCAACAGGTAACACAGAGATTAGAAGTACAACGCAAGAATTTCGTAGACAAAGAATTGAAAAATGAATATGTTTACAATGAGATTCGTGATAAGTTAACTAAGCACTGGCCTGAAGCTAAAAGTGAAATCATTCCTGGAATCCCTAATCTTGACCTAATATCGCGGCTGCTTTCTTAGCATCAATAACTACTTCTTTACCATTCTTCATAAACTTGAACTTAGCGTTCGGGTTAGTTTCTGCGAATTCAATAAAATCAATTAGTTCGTCTGATGTAGAATTTGTACTGTCAGTGCTTACCTCTTCAGGGGCAGTTGCTTCCAAATTGCTTTCGCCAATATCACTATCTAAAGTATCAACAACTTCTGGCTCAATGT